CTCCAAAAACACCAAATTCTGTAGGGCTACTTGGTTTGTCGGGGTCAGCTACAAAAGTTGCTTTGTATGGAGCAACAGCTACAGCATCTCTATTATTTAAGTTTCCTTGAAATCCAGCAGGTTGTGTTAAATTTATTAATAACGCTGGACCACTCGCAGTACCAGCGTCTCCGCCTCTCGCATAGCCCTGTTGGTTTGCTGGGGGTTGATTGGGTGCTGGAGCTGCAGTACCGCCTGCACCTCCTGTAGCAGTCATTGTTGCTGGGTTACCAAATGTTGAATCGGCACCAGCTCCTCCTGAATATACCATTGGATTAGAGCCTTGTCCTGTACCACCTGCTCCAATTGTAAATGGTGCACTAAAAGGTGATGGTCCTGGTGAAGATACGGCAGCAGAAAATATTCCAATTCCACCGTTTCCTCCTGGTCCTTTTGCATATCCTCCTGGTCCAACTCCTCCGCCACCTGCTCCGCCAGTAAGATAGGCTAAAATTTTAGTTGTGCCTGGTTGTGCTGTGAAAGTTGCAGTTGTTGGAGAACCACCTGAAAAAAATGTTCTAACCATGTCGTTTGATCCTGCGGCTCCTGTAGCCGCTGCAGTTAATCTTCCATCTTCATCAACTGTAATGTTAGCTGTTGTGTAAGATCCTGCTGTCACAGCAGTAGATTGTAATTGTCCTGTCCCAACTGAATTAGGAGCCATTTTGTTTAAAGTTACATTTGATTGTAAAAGTTGCGCAGTTCCAATTGCGTTGGGTGCCATTTTATTTTGTGTAACATTTGATTGTAAAATTCCAGCAGTAATTACTGCGTTGTCTGCAATCTTAGCTGCAGTAATAGCATCGTCTGCTACTTGAAGTGTTCCGATAGTTCCACCTAAAGTGTCTAAAGAAATTTCTTTTAAATTTGTTCCGTCAGAATAAGCTGCATAAATTTTTGCAGCGTCTAATGTAAATCCACTTCCTGATGCAGTTTTGATTGTTAAATTTGTTGGGTTAGTTAAACCTGTTGCATCAAAGATATAAAATTTTTCTATGCTATCAGGTATAGTACAAACTGTGCTTGAAGCAATAGATGCTGTTGCAAATTTGATTACCATGTTTCTTGCATTTGATAATGCTGCATTTGACATAGCAAGTGCTAATGTTCCACCGCTAGATAGTGTAACTTGTTCAAACCCTGAAATAGCTTGTTGAACTAAATTTAAATTTGTATTTGTTTTATCACCCCATGTACCAGCGTTTTCGCCAGTTACCATAAGTTCGAGTTTTAGATCTGCTGAATAACTTGATGCCATATATCTCCTAGTTTAACAAAATTAAGCTGCTCTATCAACCTCAGTCCAAACATTATTTACACCAGGATTAATCTCGCTCCATGCCGTCACATTAACTGAGCCAATATTTGCTGTCAACCCTATACCAGAAACACTGGTATTTGCAGCAGCATTTATAGTTACTGACCCTACTGAGCTAGCTAAAGCTTGTCCCGTTACATCATAACCTGATATTGGGGTAATAGACCCTATCGATCCAGTTAGTAACCCTGCTGTTGTCACAGTCTCAACAGTGGTTTGAACTAATGTAAATGTTCCTAAAGTTAAGGACATTGAAATACCTGTAACATCTACTGCAATTTTAGGTGCAGGAACAACTTGACCAATTGAAGGGGTTAGAGATTGACCAGATACAACACCTGTAAATCCATCTCCAGTTACACTTGCCAGTGTTCCTATTGAGGATTGTAAAGCGTCTTCACCAACAAACACAGTTACATTGCCATCAATTTGAATTGAATTTACACCTTGTGTAATTGTTAATAAATTTAATCCAGAAACTTGAACAGTATGATCAACTACTGGTATTACACTACCTTGTGTTAGAGTTGCTTGTTGTCCTGCTGGTAAAACAGAATATGTTTCTCCCCAAGCTCTGTTACCCCAACCACCTCGGCCCCAACCGATTTCTACTAATGCTTCTACAGTTACATCTCCAATGCTTGAAGATAAAGATTGACCTTGTGATAAAACAGATCCAGTGATACCCCAAGCTCCTGAGCCCCATTCAGCTCTGCCCCAACCATTTACTGAAATACCTTCAGCATTACCTTGTGATAATGTTAATGCTGTTCCTGTAACAGCAACACTATTAGAAGATTGATCACTCCAAACTCCTGTGCCCCAACTTTGTGCACCCCATGTTTTTTGAGTAATATCAAAAATACCACCCATGCCAATGCCATGAACAAAACAAAGCCAATAAAAATCTGTTTCAGAAGATGGAGTTACTTCTACATATCTTGTTGTGGCTGCATTGAAAGTTGTTGTATTAGTGTATCCTGCTTGGTTACTTGCACCATCTAAATAGTAAGTTACACCTGAAGAAATTATTCCTGACGTGCTTGTGCTTGTAGAAAAAACTAATGGATGACCATCGTTTGAAGCGTTACTTTGTTCAAAACGTAAAGTCCCACCATTAACCCAAGATACTGTTCCTGGTCCAGTAGAATTTCTAACACCGTCTAAATAAAAGACGTTGCCAGTCCCTCCTCCGTAGAGGTTACCCGATGCTACGGTTACGGTGTAAGTGTAATTTGCCATAGCATCGGCTCCCTCCTAAATTATGCGATTCTTAATATTGCTGCGCTCGTTGTAAATGCTGGAAACTGAATAGTAAAAGTTCCTGCAGATGCAGTTTTCTCACCGCCAAAATCTAAAACAGCTACACTCTTATCAGCGTTAGTGTCGTTATAAATTAAAGCACCTCTTGCTGTAATTGTTACACCAACAAATGAAAGATCAGAAAAATCTGTGATAGCCGTGTTAGTTGCTAAAGATGTCCCTGTGTTCACAAGTGCTTTACCACCAGAAGAATACCCACCTGACGGTGAAGTAACTTGTCCTCCAGTTGTAAAAGATGTTGTCGATTTTCCTAGCGTAGCAGGTGTTCCGTACAAAGCTAGTTTGAAACTGTTTCCACCTGGGTTACTAAAATTATGAGTCGCTTCTAATAATTCTTTTTTGAAAGAATTACATATTGCGTTAGTTGTTATTGCCATTTTTTCTCCTTAATTAAATTTATGGTGACGGTGAAGGTATTTTAATTCGAGGAACTCCACTGTCGTATTCTCCTCTTCTTCGTCTACCCATTTGTTGTAGACCAAAAGCTTGTATGCTTTGATTATACCTGTCAGAATACAATTTGTATAGATCTTCAGGTCCTTTTAAAAATCCAAAACTTTCTCTTAAAACTCCGTACAAAAGTAAGGCCTCTTGGTTTGTAGATAAAAAAGTGTTTGTAGAACTATCAAAATGAGGTGGATCTTTTATATAATTAATTTGCACAGTGTTGGCTGCAGCAGGAGTAGGAGCCACAAGAATTACCGCACCTGTTTGCACATTATCCTCCCAGTTAGCATAATATTTAGGAGTGCCTGTAGTTGAATCATTAGGTGCAAATTCTGATATAAAGCTAGTATCTCTTTTTTCTAAAAATGTTCTGTTATTTGAACCATCAATAACTTGTACTGATCTTATGATCAAAGCGTCTGAAGGCAAAGATACATAACGATTACCTATTGTAAAATTAGATGTAGCGTATTTTCTTAAATCGTCATAATCTACCTGACCAGCTATATCTAACTCTGTATTTCTTATGAACTGATCTAATAATGTATCACTTAGAACATTACTATCCACTTCAGTGTAGTTTCTTACTTGAGTTAAAAAATTTGAATATGTAATAGCCATTATGAAGTACCTATTGTTACATTTCCTAAACCTACAGATGCTTCTCTTCTTCTGTTTTGTAAAGAGGGATCTCTTGGTTGCATAGTTTGTAAAGATGTTGTTATACCATTGCTAGTGACTGTTGTTTCAAAGGTTTCAAAAGCAAAGTCTCCAGGCAGGGTTAAGTTAGCAACACCTACCATTGTTCCACCTGAATTGGCTAAAGTAATATCATTTGCTGCAACAGTTTGAGGTTGTTGAAATCTTTGAGGTCTTACTTTTTGTAAAGCTATAGCATCTGCAGTCATTCTTTTTCTTCTAATCTGTGGATGTTTAGCTTCAAATTCAGATATATGAACAAAAGAACCATTCCATTCTGTTACCATTTCTCCATAAGGAAAGGCTTGTCCACTTCTATCTGATATTGCTTGAGATCTATTTCCGTTTGCGTATTTAGCCATTATGATAAATTTGG